AGCGAAAACTTCTTAAATGTTGGATCTAGAGTATTATCTACGGAAATAAGATTTGCAAGCAGGGTTCTTCAAGATTTCCTTGAATCTGTTGGAAATAGAGTTCTTTCTATTGACGATTTAAGCTCGCAATTTAATAGTGATCCAAGAGCAACCGCTTTCAGTATCGCTAATACATTTGCTCTCAACTCTAGAAGAGCAATGAAGTACATTACTTACGTAAGAGATACAAGATTTACTGCACAAAGACAGATAATGATTGTTGATCTAATTCATGATGGTGCTGTTGGTTATATCAATCAATATGGAAGAGTTGAAAGCACTTATGATCAAGGATCATTCGACTTCACTGTTTCTGGAACAGATGGCCAATTGCAATTCTTCCCAACCAAGTTCAAAGTCAATGATTATCAAATCGCTGCTATTTCGTACAACTTAGATGATAATCTACTTAGCACAGGCACTACCTCAATAGGACCCTCTATTATTGAAACTGATAGTGTAACAATTGGATCTGGAATAGGATCCACAGCGATTGTAAGTATTGCTAGCACTCATAATTCAGTTAAGGTATTGGTTGAAATCACACCTGACA